GAGGGCGCAAAGCCAGTAATTTTGGTGAAAGGTCGTCAGGTTGGAGCAACAACCATGGCTACTGCGCTAGAAATGTATTTTATGGCGTCTGGCATTTTTGGCTGCAATGGCCGTCCTCCAATGAGGATCATTCATTGTTTCCCAAATTTAATTCACGTTTTCAGTTATGCAAAAATTAAATTGAACAATGCAATAATGGCATCTCTTTTGGTAGACGATCCATTTAAACCAGGTCGCAAGCGTTCATATATTAATCTTAAAATTGACAGTTCGTCTCCTAGCAATGACAGCTTGCAATTTAAACAATTTGTTGGCGGAAATTTCTTGCGTATTGAGTCTACCGGATTAGAAGCGGATCGTCTACGTGGTGGTACTGTAGATTGTTTATTCTATGACGAAGTTCAAGATATTCCAATTGCTGCTATTTCCAATGCTAACAAACTATTATCTCAGGCTCGTTATGGAACGGAGACTGAAGGCGTACAAGTATATTTCGGCACGCCAAAACAAAGAGGTACTGATTATTGGAAAATGTGGAATGATTCTTCACAACAATATTTTCAATTAGGTTGCGAAAAATGTAAAAAACATTTTCCATTATATACTCCATCTTCTAATGATTGGGAGAAAGTTTGGCTATATGGGTTTATTGTAAAATGTGTTCATTGTGGTCATGAACAAGACAAACGTCCAGCAGCAGAAAGAGGTAAATGGGCAGCGCTTAACGGTAATGAAAATTGTGGATTTGTTGGTTATCATATTAATCAACTATACATGCCAAATTTCACGAAAGAAAAGATACTATCGAAAAAACCAGAGAATAGCCCTATTGCCACAGAAAGATCTTATCAAAATGAAGTATTGGGTGAGTTTTATACTGGTGATGCCGCTCCTATTACGCCAGAAGAATTGCATGAAAAGTGTGCAGATATAGGGCGCAAAATGAGAGCGAGCATTTCTGTATCAGATAAAAAGAAAGTTTATGCAGGATTCGACTGGGGAAAGAAACAAGATGTTGAAGGTCAAGAAAAGATGGGCCAGTCTTATAGCTCAGCCGTTGTTATTACAGCGGAAGGCCCTCATTTGCTTTCTGTTCAATTTGCGACTCTATTAAGACGCAATGATTTTGAATATAAAAAGCAGTTAGTAGAACAAATGTTTCGTCAATATAGTGTTGGATTGGCGGTAGGCGATATTGGTTATGCTAATGATTTAACAGAAGTGTTACAGAAGGAATATGGTAATAGATTTTTGGCAAGCGAGGCAAAAGGAAATATGAAGAATCACGTAAAATTTGTTACTGATGAATTTCCAAATACAATTCGTTTTGATAGAGATTATTATATTGCAGATTTGTTTGATATGTTAAAAAAAGGCAATATTAGATTTCCGTATGGAGATTATGAAAAAATTTCATGGTTAATTGCGCATTGTTGCAGTATGGATATTAAAACAACGTCTGACAGATTTGGTGAGCCTATGTCTCATTATGTTAAAGGAGCAACGCCGAATGATGGATTTATGGCTTTATTGAATGCTTATTTAGCTTATAAATTTGACATAACTGGTGGTTTTAGCCAAAGCACATTAATAAATCCTAATAATGTTCGGGACGATCCAAATGCTCGCCGTGCAATTCCAGCTGTTACTGGTTATATTCCTAGAATGTAACTAATTATATAATATAATTTAGTATTTGGAGTCAATAAATGTCAAATTCTGATAAATTCATGCTTTCAAGAGAGGCGCCGCCTGTAATATCCCCGCAGATGGTAAAATCTGTGAGTCAACATAGGCGATCATTATTGGAAAATGAAGTAACTGCCGGAAAATTTAGAGAAACTGCTTCTTCTCCATTTCATAATGCAGATAATGGAACGGGGCCAACACCGGCTGGGTTCGCTACAGCAAGTTCAAGTCCAAGATTTAATAAACTTGGACAAGAGGCAGCTACATTTGGTGGTGGAGGCGGCGCGGCAGGAAGCTCAGGCACCGGATATAGAGGGTCAGGCGGGACAGTTCGGCAGGCTCCGGAAGTATATAGTCCATTATGGCTAAATTCAAATATGAATTTGCCGCGTGATAGAGCTACCATTAATGCTTGGTCACGTTCGTTCTTTGCATTAAATCCAATGGTTCAAAATGCAATTAGCTTACATTCTACATATCCAATTTCTAAACTTAATATAAAATGTAAAAACGAAAAAGCTAGAAAGTTTTTTGAAAACATGATTGAAGAAATTGAGTTAATGAACATTTGTGTTCAAATTGCTCAAGAATATTGGACATTAGGAGAGGCTTTTGTTTACGCAGAATTAGATGAGCGTTCTGCAAAATGGAGTCGCATATTAATACAAAATCCTGATTACATGACTGTTAAGCGTTCTGTTATTGCTAATGAGCCTATTATTAGCTTGAGACCAGACGAGAATCTTCGTAGAATTGTAACATCAAATAGACCCTCTGATATTCAACAGCGTCAGCAATTAGATCGTAAAATAATTGAGCACGTTCGTAGAGGCGAAAATATCCCTCTTAGCAATTTTTATGTCTCTCATTTGGCAAGAAGAATTAGTCCTTATGAAATTCGTGGCACGGGCCTTATTGTAAGCTGTTTTAGACAGCTTATGTTATTTGATCAACTTAGAGAAAGCAAATTCGCACAAGCGGCAAATATGATAAACCCACTTACTTTAATTAAGGTTGGTGGCCCAGATTATAAGCCAAGCCCAGAAGATTTAGATAAATGGCGCGAACTGTTCGAATGTCATGATGAGGAAACGGAAGTTTTAACAGACAAAGGTTTTAAGAAATTTGATGAAGTAATTGAATATGCTGAAGCAATGGATGGAACATACGGTCAATCATATATTACATATTCAAAACCAGTTAACGGAATTAAAATAGCATGTTTTAATGCAGATTCTGAACAATTAGAATATCATGAACCATCAGCGGCGCATGTATATAATTACGATGGAGATATGTATCATTTTGAGAATGAAAAGATTGATATTAAAGTAACCCCAAATCACGGAATGTGGGTATCTAAAAAAGAATATGAATATAATGGCCATATATCTTTAAGAAAAACATATTGGGGAGATTGGAAAAAAATTAAAGCCGAAGATATTAATTTAACAGATTATAGCAGGTTTAGATCTAAAATTAATTGGATTGGAAATGATAATATTAAATCAATTAATGTTTGTGGTAATGAAGTTCCGGCAGAATTATATTTGGAATTTTTGGGTTATTTAATTAGTGAAGGATGTTTATATACAAATAATAAATATAAATATACAGTTGGTATTTGTCAAGCAAAAGAAGATAATGTTATTATTATGAAAAATTGTGTGGCAAAATTTTCTACAAATATAAACAAATCTTATTCAGAACAAATACAAAGACGTAAAAATCATAAAGATTGTTGGTCAATAATATTTTCTGGAAAAAAATTATATAATCATTTTAAAGAATGTATTGGCGATATTAATGGAAATGTTAAAGCAGAATATAAACAAGTTCCACGATGGATAATGGATTTGAGCCCAAGATTGTTGACTATATTTTTAGATGCTTTAGTAAGAGGTGACGGATCTGTTTATGATAATCCTAAAAAAGAATCAAACAGATTTGCATATTATACAACATCAAAACAATTAGCAGAAGATGTTTATGAAATAGTATATAAATGTGGTTATGTTCCAACAATGTTTGTACGTGATGATGATAAATATATTGATGGAAGAAGATTGCCGCTTTATACTTTATTATGGTCAAGTTCTGGTAATGGAGAATTTCCATTGGTATATAAAACATCAAGAAACAGTATAACAAAAGAAAAACACGAGTTATTGAAAAAAGAAAAATATAATGGCAAAGTTTGGTGTTTTACTGTTCCTACTGGATTGTTTGTAACTAGAAGAAATGGGAAAATAACAATTCAACAAAATTCGGCTCAATATGACAAAGACTTTAAAGTCTTCACTCATGAGGCCGTAACAGTTGAGCGTGTAGGGCATGGTCAAGGAATATATGATATTTCCGGAGATATTACTCAGCTTATAAAGGAAATGTATATAGGTCTTGTAGTACCTCAAGTATTAATGGATGGTGGGGCTGACACTTCTTATGCAAACGGCAGCGTGGCACTTGATGTTTTACGTCAGCGGTA